CTTTGTTTATCATCATCTAAATCTTTCCACCAAGGCATGTTCTTATCTAGTTCCATACATACTATATCTATGTCATAGTTTAAACATTCTAATATTCTTTCTTCAGATACTGGTGTGCCTACTGGTTGTCCATGTTCTTTATCTTTTGATGTTACTAAATGCCCCACACCAAATGTTGGATATCCTAGATGATCTAAATATATTTGATACTCAAAACCTTCGTCTTGTATTATTTCTTTTACTAATTTATCTCTGTCCATCTTGGAATCTACTCCTTCTTTCTAAAACACTTCTAGGTAATGCTGTGTCTCTTTTATAGTTTTGTAGTTCTTGTTTTTTTTCTTTTATTAGTTGCATGTAAGCTTGCCTTTGTCTTTCTTTTTGTTCCTCTGTCTCGCCTTTAGAACGTGCATCTCTTCTACGAAATCTATATCTTTGTTTTATATCTTGTATCTCTCTCTCCATAGCTTTTATATTTCTTGTTCTTGTATCTTTTGTATCTATACCATATACGTTTACACCAACAAATCTTAATATTGATTGAGGTATAGTATCTCCGGGTGAACCATTAGGTCTAGGTATATCTTGTAATGATTTAACAGTTTTACTTATAGCACCATTAGGTGTTAACCATGATGGCATACCTAAACTATACATATACCAAAACATATTTTGTATTCTATCTTCTACAGGATCACGCTTATCCCATATAGTACGTTGTGTAAATGGGTCTTTATTTGTTTTGATTGCTAAGAAAATATCTGAGAAAGGTCCTGATAAAAATCCTGTTGTCCTTTGCGCTTCAAAAAAATCACCATTAGCAACATCTCTTGCTGCATCTGTGTACATAGTCCAAGGAAAGAAATAACCTATATCTAAAAACTGATATCTATTATCTGTATCTTTAAAAGGTAATACATACACACCTGTCCTTCTAGCAAGCCAAGGTTCTAAAGACTTTTGTAATCTTTCTTCTTCATCATCTTCAAATCCAAATGCATATGCGGTAAGTTGTGTAAGCCCAGCTGATAATGCTACATATGGTGCATATCTAAACGGATGATTAATAGCTGTTTCTACTAAAGCTGGAAATGCTTTGTAATAAAACGTAAAGAAAGGCATACCTATAGGTGCTTTTCTAAATAACTTACCAGCCATAGGTACATCTGAATAATCAAATAATGCTTTCTGTGCAAGTTGATAAGCATCAAACTCAGATAGTCCTTGTCTTTCCATAGCATCTATTATTACTGCAGTCTTGCCTACTGACTCTGTAAATTGGTATACATCACCAGCAGTCTTACCTATTTTTGCAGCTAAAAATTTTGGCATTCTAAAAAACTTAGCAACTGGTCCTAATGGGTCTACATCTTGCATTAAATCTAAATATTGCTCACTTATTTGTAGCATTTCTTGTCTGGAGAATTGTGTATTTTGAATCCCATAATCTTGTGCTATCTTCCAGTATGTACCTCCATTGTTTATTTCTGATATTGCCTGTCTCATTCTAGGTATAACTTTATGTATAGGCACACCACCTACTAGATTCATAAGTATCATATTAGAACCCACGTTACGTACTACAGTTGGTGGATTCAAAGGCACTTTCATTAACTTCCATATACTTGTGCCTTTTTCTAAAGCAGCTATAGCTTTACTAAATGCATTATCAGTATCACCCATAGTAAAAGTGCCTATGACATCATCATAAATTTCTTTTCTGACAGCTACACCTCTCATCATTCCATACTGTTTAGTAGTAGGTAATCGTTTAAAGTTTTCATCTAAAGGTTTATCTGCACCATAGCCGAGTCTTTCTGCTACTGGCATACCTAAATCTTCATACTGTTTTGCAAGACTTCTCATAGATTGTGCTTGTTCAGGCTGTCCTACTTCAAAGTATGTAGCCTGTTCTCTTAATCTTTTAGCCTCTTCTAATAACCATAAAGCACTAACTTTTTGTTCTACTCCACCTTGCTCAATAGTCACTAACATATCATCATTACGTATTGCCCATTGTTGATTCCTAGATACTTGATTAAAAAAGTCTAATATAGCCATATCACGCAATGGTCTTTGAATGCCTGATAATACTCTATACTCTGGTGATAACTCTGTTATATCACCTAATATTAATTTAGCTTCATCTGACAAATCTTTTCGTGCTTTTGTATATGAAAATTTAACTCCTGAAGGATTGTTTAAAATATGCTTCATATATAACAAAGGCAAATACGTTCCTCTATTTTTTTCAAATGTTGACCTTGGCAACAAACCTCTTGCTACTAACATTTGTCCTATTCTGTCTATAGCTTGTTTACTTTTAACAGCTTGTTTTCTTAAACCTTCATCAGTTATAAGCGCAGAGTCTGCATCCTTACCACCTTCTATGTAAGCATTAAACTCTTCTATATTTTTATTAAGTTCTTGTTTAGATTTACCTGATTTTCTTGGATTAAAATATGGTGCTAAATTGTTGTAAAAATCTTTAGCTACATTTTCTACTTTTGTTAGTTCACCAGCAGTTAATCCTTTAATTCTTTGATATTCTTTTCTTTCTGGTAATGAACCTAAACCACTAAAGTATTTACTTTCTGTAAGGTTGCCTAAAAAGTCTACAATTCTTTTCCAATAACTAGCTTTCTGTGCATCTGCTGGTGTACTAGAATATTTAGCAGGTTTATTTACTACTTGCGCATCAGTATCAAAAGTAAACACAGGCACATTAAACCTTGACTGATGTTTTTTTGTAGGCTGACCTTTATTAAGTAGTCTTGCGCCATCTTTAAATGCTGTTTGTAATAATAAAGTGCTACCCTTCCTATTATTTATTTCTCCTTTTAATCTAAATATTATTTCATCTACTTGATTTTGTTCTTCTTGTATTAGTTCATCATAAGGTGTATCAAAGAATCTATTAGAATGAAAGTCTCTGTCTAATGCATTGTCTATTGTCAACTCATTATCTACTTCAGCCAATATATCTTTTACAGACTTACCCTCTACATTAAACTCAACACCTAATTTATCTAAAGATTTTTTAAATTTATTTGGATATAA